ATCTTACGAAATCTCATGAATAATACTCCGACTCATCAAATGTAAAGTATTCATGAATTGCAGACATCACTGCATCCTCAATAGCTTCTTTGATACTTTCTTCAGAAGGATTCTCTACATGTTTATGAGCACGATACCATCCCTGTTTGACACCATCCTCAACTGCAATATCGAGTATGTGATAAAGTTTGGGTTTCATGAGATTTCTGTTTTGATGTGGCCATCATATCACATCAGGTTTCTTCAGTCTCTTCTGCTGTGCCAGTTTCCAAAGTGTCCTCATAATCAGTAAGTTCTTTTATTCTATCAAAGAAATCCTCATCAAGTGGATAGACCTTTTCTTCACCACGATCAATCCTATCACACATTTCCATCAGATATTCAAGAAACTCTTTCGGATAAGTTTCATCCATATTGATGCTACACCAGAACCACTGATAACATTCTTCATACGGATCATCAGTTTTCAACAGAGCATAATCAGCATAGTTTCCGCTGATGAGGTCACGCCACATCTTGAAGTTATTCCATATTTCTCTCCAACCAGTCTGGAAACAGTGTCCAAAATAATATTCAAACCAGTTCAGTTTCGTCTTCATCTAGTTCCTCCAAATGATCCCAGTTCCAAGTACGAGAGATAAAATCAATATCAAATCCAAACTTATATGCCCAAAATAGAATACTCAAAACATCACCAGATCCAGACTTGATTTGTAGATAAGGCCAAGATGGATAATCATTCCAACTCACAGAAAGTTGAAGCAAACTCCAACGTTTGATATTTAAAATCTGAACATACCATTCGTGACCAAAATCTTCACGATGATTGTACTTAATCAAAAATTTACGGTATTTAAATTTAATCAAATTCATTGAAAATTATTTAAAGGGAGTATATTTCTTTTCTACTTCTTGTCTGTGATGACGTTCATAATCTGCCATGTGAGACAATTCTCCATGAACATGTCTGCGATGTCTCATACCTGCAACTGCACTCATCTTGGTATTCGCAATAGTTTTTTTGGCAGCAAGTTCCTTTTGTTGTTGTGCAAGTTCAATCTGTTCTAAAAATTCTTGAAATGTTTTCATTGCACTTATCTTTTTAGTTATTTATTTTAATTACATCCGAACATCGCACCACCCACGGCCGCACCCACAGGCACCGCCCACCACCTTCCATCACCTCTTGATAGTGCAGCACCCACACCGCCTCCCAGAAGTGCGCCTAGTGCGCTCTGCGTAGGATTACAATAACCGCGACCAGAATAATTATTCCCATAGTAGCCATTTCCGCGTGGCTGATAATTGATGGGTCCAGCTCCACAAGGGACTTGGTAAGACTGCGTTGCAACGTTTCCTTGAACATAATTTCCGTATCTATCATAGTAACCAGGATTGTAAACCTCACGATACTTTGTGCAGGTTTGATAATCATTTACCTGTTGAGCCTGAACTGGCACTGAAAACAAGGATGCGATCAGTGGAAGTAGGAACAGTTTTTTCATTGGTTTTATGGGTTTGACTCCAGAATATCAGATATTTAGTAGTTTGTCAAGACTTACCATAATTCCATAGGACATGATGCGGCTTTGAATTTCCATTTAACCACCATGTAACAACCGCAAAGATAACATTTTTTACTTTCTCTGTTAAATTGAGAACAATCATTGCAAATTTTTTCTCTATTCTCAATTTTTTGATCTGAGACAAAAATACCGTCTCCTTCGACAACATTCTGTCCAACAGATTTTGCAAATTCTTTAAAACTTTTCATCTGTTCCCAAAAATCTGGATATTGATTGGGATCTATAAATTCTGGTGTTTTATCAGTCATGGTAAGAAGAAATGATTTAAATATAGACAAAAAAGGGGCAATTGTCAATATTGACAAAGCCCCTGGATTCTTTTTATAATAACTCTGTGGGGTTTCAATCCTGAGACATAGCTTGAATTGCTTCTAGAGCTCCTTGAATTTTAAAGAACTCTTCTTTTTTGATATTAAATTGTCTTTCTAGTTCAACGAGTTCTTCTCTCAACTTTTCAGATCTTTCTGTAAGTTGAGTTGCCATTTGTTGCGCTTTATCATCCATGTGTTTCAAATCAAAATAACTCTGACAAAATTATTTAGTACCCTTTAATTCATTCACTTCTGCACGAAGTTCGGAAATCTCACCTTTAAGTTCTTTAATTGCTTCAATTAGAACAGCAGTTAAGTTACCATAAGCAACTGACTTCATTCCTTTTTCATCAGTATGAACAACATCTGGTAGAACTTTTTCAATTTCTTGTGCAATTACACCAATTTGATGTGATTCAATATCAATACGATCATATTCAACACCACGAAGTTGAGTAACTTTATCTAAACCATTTTCAATAGTTTTGATGTTAGTTTTGATTCTTTCATCAGAACTTGCGGTAATTTCTCCAGTAGCAGAAACATTTCCACTATTATCAATTGAGAAAATAGTAGTATCAGTGCTTGATCTAAATTGATATCCACCTTGAGATCCAAAGTATGTTGTGGAGTTGTTTCCAAAATATAATCTATTTTTTCCATCATCACTAACCTGCCATACATCAACTGCACCTCTTAGGAGTCCTGTGAGAGTTCGTCCACCAACTCGACTAGCATTTAAGTTAGCAACTTCTGTTGTTGATGTAACTACAAGTGGTGAAGTTCCTGTTGCAACTGTGGAAGTAATTACTCTTGCGGTTATATCCCCAGAAGGACCGCAATTGATGTTCATACTTCCAGCAGATGGATTCGTAGCACCAGGCCCAAATGCACTAACAATACCGATATTTGCGTAAATACCCTGACCACTTCCTGTGCCATTTAACTGTAAACTTCCACCAAATTGTCCATTTAGATATCTAAGTGTTCCTCCAGTTGCACCACTAGGGTTACCACTTAGGTTTGTAATTATACCAGTATTAACAAAAGCAGTTAGATCCTGACCATTTTGACCATGTAATGTATTAACTTGTGCAGTAGTTACAATACCAACGTTAATATAACCTGTTGGAGCTCCCATCCAACCAGTAACAACAGCAGTAGTTGTAAATCCAGTGACTACATAGGCACTTGTAATTCCTGCAACATTACTTCCAAGGTTTGTAATAATACCAGTGTTGATTGTTGCAAGTGGAGTTGCAAAGGATGTATTTGCTCTAATACCACTAATGAAAGCATTAGTACCACTAATTGTTGTGATCGTACATGCAACACCAGTAATCGAAGTTACAATACCAATATTAAAACATGCTAGGGATGGTAAATTAGCTCCAACTCCACCACCAATATATTGAGTTCTGATTGCAGTAATAATACCAGACTGTATTGAAGCTTCAGTTGATACAGACAACCTGTTGACATTTAAACTGTCAACGACCATATTTGTTGCTGAAATGACACCACTATTTGAAACTAAATTACCAACAACTAAAGTTCCAGCAACAGTAGATACTCCACTGAATACGGAGTTGAATGAATTTTCAAATCTTACTGTAGCGTTTGTGAATGTTGCAGCAGTTCCAATAACTTCTATGTTTTGGAATTGTGCGATTGTATTCGCATTCGTTGTTCTAATTGTGTAATTTGTTCCAACTCCAGAGAATATTGTTGTATTGTTAACTGTAACAGTATCAAACGAAGCATTACCGATTGCCTGAGCACCAGCAAATGTAACTGCACCACCTACATAGAGGTTTCTAACTTTAACTGTTCCGTTAACTTCTAGTGCATCAGAGAAGTTATAAACTCCAACAGACTGACCTATACCAATTTGATCTAGTTTTAGATAATCTCTATTCTTATCTTGGGAAATCATACCCCAACGACGCCAGTCACCATCTGCATATACATGACCAATGTAACCAGCTGGATCTGGGTTAGCTAGGAACGAGATATCTCCAGTTTTCTTAGCGTCTGTTGGAGTCGAAATACCAACAGTTAGAAGTTTGGGTTGAGATGCAAGACCTTTAATGTATAGATCTCTTGTTTCAAGTCCATCATCAGCGGAACTGGTTACTTTTTGTGAGAAGTTGACTGGACCATAGAATTGTGATGTTTGATTACTATTTTCACCACCTTCAACCGTGATTCTTTCTTTAACAACCAAGTCATCAAAAACACCACTGTTTCTCTTTTCTGAACCAGTTAATAAGTCATCGCCAAAGAATGAAACAACTGGAGCATCAACAGTCTCTTCCTCACCAGTTGCACCATTAACCTTTGAAGCACCAGTATAGAATTCACCTCTGTCGTTCATACCAGTGTAAACGACTGTACCACCATCTTGTTCTCTTGCTTGAGAAACTAAACTCTCATCAGTACTTAAAATTCTATCTTGTTTTACTGGCAGACCTGTTGAGTAGTTACCAGGACCATAACCAAGATATTCAAATGTATGACCAGAAGCACGAAGAATGGATGGTCTACGAATTTCTACTGGAAGAACACGAATTTTTCTTACTATTGAACCAGAACCACTGACAGATGCAACTGTAGAGAACTGACCTCTTAGTACATTAAATGTATTTCCAGCTGGGTCACTAGAAAGTCTAATAATTTCCGAGTTGATGGAAATAAAATCACCCTTTCTAAATCCATCTGAACTTGTTAATGTTATAGAAGTGTCAGTTGAAGTGATTGGAGTGGATAATGTAGTGGTAATTCCAGCGTATAAAAAGTTACCTCTACCGCCAAGGTTTTCTTCTCCAGATCCTAAAGCTCTTCCGTTTGCTGAAAGGGTGGATTTATGTACGGTTACTCCAGTTTGATTCCAGGTCTGAGGAATAGTAGTAATTCCAGAACTAAAAGTGAACGAAGTAATACCTAGAGATTCGTTGACAACGAATTTTTTAGAGAAATAAGTATTTCCTACACCGACAAATGTGAATGTGTTACCAGGTAGAAGTCCATGACCCTCTGAACAAATTACTGTTGTAATTCCAACTGTTCCATTAAACCTAATTGAACTTACTCCAACCTCTTTTGCAGATAGATATGCAATTGGGATTTTCTCATCATTTCTAGTTCTGTAAGTTGCTGAAGGGAGGCCACCTTCTCGTATTACAGCAATAGATTTAGTTGAAGGAACATCTATGATTTTGAATGTTCCATTCATGAGTGGTTCCATGAATCCACTCAATTCTATAGAATCACCAATGTTATTATTGATAGATGCAACTTGAACAACAGCATAACTTGAAGGAGCCCCTGCAGGATCTGCGGAAATAATCATAGTATTTCCGATTCCATATACGGAACCAGGATCAACAATTTCTACAGATGAAATAGTATTTCCAACAGAAATTGTTACTTTTGCAGTAGCATTTTTTCCAGTTATGAAATTATTAATTAACTCAGCTGAGTAGATCGTACTTGTAACCCCAGCATTATTGTTATATCCTGAACCTGGATTTGTTAATGTTAGAGATCTAATAGAATTTAAATTATGGTCAATATCTGTATAAAGAGTTATGGTTGTGTTTCCAGATCCAGTAATTACCGCTCCAGTAATTGCATAACCAACTCTACTATTATCGAAGAAATAATTTAAAGCTTCTTTGGTGAGAGAGTTCTTTTTATCACTAGTTCTAACAATTCCAGCGGGATATAATTCAGCGTAACTTAATGTAGGAAGTGGATCAGAGTTATAGTTATCTCTGTCAATTTGTGGGTATAGATTTCTTACATCCTGATTGAAATTTGTATTACTTAAACCAAATCCAACATTAGAATTTGGTCTAATACTACCAGATAGTGCAATAATATTGTAGATTCCGTCTTGTCCACCAGCGCCAGGAATAAATGGTTTAACTTCTTGACTTCTATAAATGTATATACTTTCTCTAGACTTTTCTTTTTGTATTGTTGGTAAAGCTTCAATTTGTTGTTGAGTGGATCTTTGATTGGTTTGATTTAAAAATGTTCCTGGGCTAGCATCAAATCCACCTACAGAAAATTCTTTGGAATTTGTTACTGAAATAACTTCAAATGATCCATTATAGGATGCTACAGTTTGAGCGGAACTTACTACATTTGAAATTTTTACAGTATCACCAATAACTAAATTATGTGGAAGTTCTGTCTTTACAAATGCACTTCCAGAAGAATAGGTGATGGTCTTAATAATTTTTGGATTTCTTAGTTGAGTTACGTCTGTCAGAGCAGATGTCAAGTAAGATACACTAGAAATACCTACAGATTTTGATTCTTGAAGAACAAATCCATCAGTTGGTGGTCTAGCATCTACAAATTCTTTTGGGATAACATAACGGAACTTATAAATTCTATCGTCTAAACCTCTATTATCAATTCTTCTAGTGATAAAAGTCGATCCAGTTTGATTTCCTAATGTAGTTGATCCAATTCCTACGATACCGGTGTAAACAGTGTTGAATACTGTAACAGGGGTACTTTGAATATACCAATTACTTATCGTACTATCATATTGTATTGGGTGACCAGCATCTCCTGGGCGTTTGTCGGAGACGTAACTAATTACCTCTAATCTTCCACCACCATTTGAAATTCCAGAAATAGTATTTCCAGAGTTGGCATCATTCAGAGTGGAAGATAATCTGATTTGATTTGCGGATAATCCACTGGTGGAAACATAGTAAATTTTATCTGGAGATAAGTTTTCTGGAAGATCTCCATTATCACTTAATACTCTTACTTTTTCTCCATTAAAAAATTGGTGATTTGATTGTAGAGTTAAAATATTTGATGTAATACTATTAATTCCAGAATTTCTACCAACTGTATATACTTTTTTAGATGAAGTTCCGATTCCACTGGGAACCTGCATCAAAATAGGAGCTTTAAAGTTGTTTTGTTGAGATCCAATAATTACAGAAAGATACAACTCTTCGTTTTCTTTGGCACCAATTCTGTAGGAGTCAATCTGGGAAGGAGGAGCAATGTCCGCACTGTCATATCCAGAGATATAAAGTCTTGCGGTATTACCTGCAGAAATTATTTTATTAACATCAAGAGGAAGCCAAGTTACGTTAGTTTCTCTAAAGATTAACTCTCTAGGAGGAATAACATGGGTAATATATCCAACGTCATCTCTATCAAAGGACTCTGGTCTAAATCCAACAGCCTCTAAAGAAACTGCACCAAAGTTTGAGTTTGAGTTAGTAATAGATTGGTCACCACCAGACTCTGCAACGAAGTGTCTAGCGAATCCGATTGCGAAAATAGAAACACACTGAAGAATAGAATTATTACTACACTTCATGTGGAAGTTTTCCCAACCAGGCCTATAAATTGCTCTGGAGTTGGTGTGGAGTGGTTTATCTGCGTCGTCAACAGTCAGATTTTCATTGTATATTCCAGTTTCCGAATCATACAATAGGAAAGCATTATCATCCTTTTGTAGGGAAATTCCAGTAAATTGGGCAGTCAACATGGACTTAAATCCTGTTGCTTTGCTACCATCAGCATGAAGTCCGTTCATACCATAAACGGATCTTAATGTACATGAGAAAATATATGGAGATGCAGAAGATACACTATCAGATTCTACAATAGTTCTGGCATTAAGAATTTGTCCAGAAGTTGGTAGAGCAATTACCGGAGTTGCTGGAGCAACGTATTTAAACTCAGTTGCACTTATTACATCACTGACTAAGAAAGAACCGTTATATTCATCGACACTTGTTGTAATTCCAGTAATTAGAACTGGAGTATCTTTAAATAAATTATGTGGAGCAGAAGTGGTTACTGTAATAGTTGTGGATGGTACAATACCATTACCAGATTTGATACTCGTGATACCAATAGGATCTGCACGAAGATCTCCAACGATTCTGTATTCATCAATGGATGGTTCAAAGTCCGAAGTATTATTTACGGGATAATTTGGAATACCTCTTCCAGAAGTATCACCATAAGCGTATGAAACCTTATAGTAATACATTTCCAAGTCGGTGAGACCTGTATGTTCCGAACCTAACTTAACTTGATTGATGCCATCTGCGTATTCAAAACAAGTTAGTTTATGGTGTGAATAATTTGGGACAACCTTTCTTCCTGTAGAATCTTTATAACAAGCTCTTTGTGGATCAGCATCAAAAATACTGAATGCCGTAAAGTAACAAGTGCCTGTAACTCTGAAAATAGATGTAGGATCTACGTTATCATTCAGTGGATCAGGCACATACATTGGCCTTAGTTTAGTTTTCCTAAGATCCAAACCAACAATAGAAGTACCTCTAGGTAGAACTACACCACCTTCCGTAGAGTTGTATTTGTGTAAATCGTTATCTTCATCAAAGATATCGAAATTAGAGTTTAAGGTAAATTCCGATAATGTAGCGCCAGATGTGGTCCAAGACCCGTTTAAATATCTTTTAAATTCTGCAGTGCCACTCTGATTTGTAATTGAATGTCCAGGTCTATTATCAATATAGTGAACACCTGGATAAACTAGAATAGTTGTTGTATCAATTTTATCGTTATTTCTTCCTACCAGATATGAAAATCTTGCTGCCTCTAAAACAGCTCTTTGGATAGTTCTAAATGGTCTCGTTAATGAGTTACCTCTATTTTCAATACTGTCAGTAGCGTCAAAATCAGAAGGGTTAACATATAGGATATTACCCTCAGCATTTTTTAGGAAATTCTCTAATCTACTTAGCGGCATCTTGGTTTCCTACAGTGACAAATTTATTCTTTTTATATTTAGACACTAAAAAACCTCCTCTTAATGAGGAGGTTTTAAAGTTCACACGGAAGGGATTTGTCGCTGGTGTCTTAGTATCACCAGTTATAATATTACCACTGAACTTCCTTCCAGGCAAGCCTTTCTTTTAATTCCTTTTCGAAAACCATAAGATACCGATGTTTACGAGAGCGATTCCTCCACTCACCATCAGCATTCCTAATACTACCTCTAGAATGTTTGGTTCCATCAGAATAATAAAAGTCTTTTTTTGGATCAGTTAGACCGTAGTAAGTAAAATTACAAGCTCTGTATATAGTTCCAGTGTGGTGATCAGAGTCAGCGTAACTAAGAATAGCAGAAACTGTGGCATCTTTCCTAAACCTCTTAATGCAACGACTAACGAACCATGAAGTAATATTATATTCTTCTTTCTGAAGCACTGGGTCTATACATAAACGAGAAAGTTCAAATAAACCTTCTTGTTCATCTCTTTGGAGACCAAATGCACCTACAGCTATTTCTGGTACTGGGAGACCAGTAAAAACGCAAGCGCCAAGACACCTGCCAATTCTAAGGGGACATTCCCATTCAGTATGTCTGAAAAGCCCATAATTATATCCAGATTTAAAGTCTTTTGATTCGTCTTTTAGATAGTGATGAGTATAAAGAAGATCTTTAATGTCATCCTTACCAACTCTATCTATGTAAAACTGACTTTTCACTGAGTATAATTACTTACTTTTGTTTTGAATTCACAATATATTCTACAGTATTTGCAACGTCATGCATAGCACCACGTAAATCTTTTTGGCCTCCAGCATGTTGATCCATTGTTTGTGGATCTGTTAGAGTCCATCTCCATTGATCCATTTCTTGATTGTGCCAGAGATTTATGATCATGGATATTTTAATTACTCAAGCCCCCGACTGGATTTGAACCAGCGACCAACGGTTTACAAAACCGTTGCTCTACCACTGAGCTACAAGGGCAACTAGTATACTATGTATACTGATAGGAGCGGGGGGAGTCGAACCCCCACGGATTATACATCCAGCGGATTTTAAGTCCGATACGGCTACCAATTACGTCACGCTCCCTTAGGTAGGACTGTGGAGAATTGAACTCCATTCACACCGTTATAAGCAGTGGGCCTTAACCAATAGGCGACAGTCCCATGAGAACCTACTCGATTTTGTAGGTTTTAGGATTATACTTCAAGTACTCAAAGAATGTCAACTTCATTTCTTTTTGAGTCATTCCACAGTGTTTTGCAGCAGCAGGTAAAGTCATCTTCGCATGAAATAATCCTTCATTAGCTTCACGAACATTTTCTGGAGTGGTTTTCACTGGATATTCATAAAGATTTTTGTAACTGATTTTGAGTGGATTCATACTAGATTGGTACAATCTCCAGGTTTTGTACATTGAGTTCGGTCTTAACGTAAGACTCCCACCTCATTGCGTCTTCTATATTGTAGAATACCGCTTCGTGTTTGGCAAGGCCCTTTTTCTTGGGTTTAAGGTATTGGACCTTATACTTCATCTGCAACCACCTCACCACGCAGTTCTGCAAGTTTTGCAGTTGCAAGACATTCTACCATAGTCCAATAGAGTTCACCACTCATCGGAAAATATTCATCAACAAAGTGGGATGCACAATCTTCTTGAAATTCACGAAGTTCTTGCAGTGTTTCACGATCAACTTGCATGTAAGGGTGGTTGAGAGAACACTGCCATCATATCAAGAAGTGAAGGGGGTGTCAACGGGGTCTGTGACAGTTCTTCAACTGGTTGGAACCCCTACCGTACTACTTGTGTACTTATTCTTGTTTATATTTGTTGTTGGTTCATATGCAGATAGATCTATTGATTCCAAACTGGCAATTTGATTAGTTATTCTGACTATTTCTGCATCACAAGCAGCTCTTCCCTGTAAAAGAATAAATGCTTGACCTTCTAAGTTATCTCTAAGTTTTCTTAAAGAATTGGATGCAGCGAGAGTTTCATCTATACTAACTTGATACCTTGAAAGAAGTGTATTTCTAGTGGATTCTGCATTAGATATTGTAGAGTCCCTTGCACCACAACCAGAGAAAGATGGATTATTGGAACTAGTTGCAGTATATCCGATTCCATACCTAGGCGGAACTGTAGATCCAGATGATACTACCACAGTAGTTCCTTCTGGAGCATATGAACTACTTTGAGAAAGTAATGCTCCCTCTGTATCATATGTATATGTTATGACTATAGGCCATTGAGTATTACCCTCATACCAATCTTCAAATCCACCTCCACATGCAGGTTCAGGATCATAATCACCGAGAACTTCTCTCCATTGAAATGGTCCAGGTGGTGAAGTATTGGGATTGGCAACTCTAACTACGGTATGTCCATATCCAACTGTACTGGCATTCATTATCCCTACAGTGACTGGATCTATAGGATTATTTGAGGGATCAAATTCATCCAATACTGACTGTGTAGTTCTAATGACAGTGAAATTAGTGGTTTCTACAGCAACATCGCAAGTTGTACTGAGGAAATAAGAGGAATATGAACTCGTAACTCCCACTGCAAAATTAATACTTGTTGCAGCTAAAGCTGGGGAACTTACAATTAAAGCCGGAACTGTAACTGATGTGGTAATAAAACCACCAAAATCAAAATCAAATAATTCGATTTCAAATGGAGTTGTACTAATAGCTACTACGGTAGTTCCTGGAGATAAAACACTAGTACCGATAATGCCATTACCCTCAGAAATTCCTCCTGTGGATCCAATTCCTGTAGCAGCAATAACAGTAGATCCTATTGTCGTTTGTCCACCAAACATTTGTGTGTCGATAACTATCGTAGTCTGACCAAAACCAACAATAGTTGGAAGGTCATCTACACCAAATGCTGTTGGATTTTCTAGATCATCTGTAATAATATCTCCAAGTAATATTCCTGCTGTTCCAGCAAGACCAGTTTGGACAATTGCTATTTCAGTACTTCCGACACTAATGGTCCCAAAAAATTCAGAAACAATATTAGAACCATAGTCCTGATTCTTTGGTCTCCTATAATATTTTATTGCTGTTTTACCATACTGTTGATAATTTGCTTTATTTTTTTGAACTTGATATGTTGTGTTGATTTGTTGCGTACCAAATCCATATTTTGTCGGAAGTCCGATTTTGGTTTGTCCAGTTACTACCCAAGCTAAATCACTTTTACATCCTGCGGTAACTCTGGCCTCATAAGCAGTTGCAACTGAAGTATTCGCGGTATTAATTTCGGATAACATACCAAAAAGGGATCTATCCATATTTTCAATAACAGCATCATAACGATCTATTCTTACATCATATAATGCAAGTTGATCCATCAATTGTTCTCTTTCTTTCTTTTTGAACTCAAGTTCTTCTTTTAATTCTGCAATAAAAACAGTAGATATACCAGCCATAATTAGTTAATACTACGATCAAAAGTAATGGTAATTTTATTTATGGGAATATTCCAGGGCTGAACCAGAATCTATATTCTTTATTATCTCCTGGATAATCGTTATATGACAAACCTTTATATTCTACAATATTTTTGGGAGTATCTTTTCTTTCCGCAAATACTTTATAATAACAATGAATTTCATTATTTGAATCATTTGAAACTATAATTTTAGTTCCACACTCGGAAAGATTATAAAACAACTTTTGATGATGTTCTATTGGAGTTAGTATTGCGTGAATTGTTTCTGTATGAACTAAACCAGTCCAATAATCTGGTAATTCTATGATGTTATTATCTTTAAGAATACCTTTAACAACAACATCTGCTGTTGCACCTTCTGTACAAACATAACGAACCCTCCATCCCTTTTTTATGGGATTTTCAATATCAAAGTTTTTAGATCCAAGAGGTTTTTTTGATTGGACAGCAGCTTGAAACATGGCGTTCATGGCTTTTGTTGTTGCCATATTTCCTTGCCATACTGCTGCATTAAATAGTGGAGTTTCTTTGAATGCTTGAGCGTAATATGGACCAGCAGTACTTTGTGCAGCTGCCTTTGCACTGAATCCCGTTGTTGCGGAAAATGCCATTTTGATATCGGCACCAGTCTTATTGGTGTACCCAAAAATATTGGCAAAACCAGATCTATTGAATATACCGATTTGATTATTAATTGCAGGAATATTAGATATACCAATAACCTGTAAAGAAATGGGATTTAATCCAGGACCAATCATACAATTAGCTGTAGGAAATGGTGGACCGCCAGCACCAATCCATGCAGGTCCGTTCAGAACAGTTGTTCCTGGTATTGCTGGAACAGCAGGTAAGAATGAATAATCTAATGGACCTACTGTTAGTTTATCGCCAATATATTTTACGGGTTCTGCAGGCATAATAATTATAAAGTAAATAATCCATATTGTGTGTTGTCGCCAGGATAATCTTCCACAGATGATCCCTCATACTCTGCAATATTTCGATCAACGTCCTTTCTTTCTCCAAAAACAAGATAACTATATTTTCCAACCTCTCCCATATTATTAGAAACTTTTATTTTCGTATTACACTCTAATAATTTTGCAGAGAGTTCTTGATATTCTCCGATAGGAGTTAAACTTATAGTAATTGTTTCAGAATCAACCAAACCAGTCCAATAATCTGGTAGTTCAATAATATCAGAGTCTTCTATTATACCCCTAACATAAACATCTGCGGTTGGTCCTTCCACACAAACGTGTCTGAGTCTCCAACCTTCTTTTGTGGGATGTTTAATATCAAAGGGTTTTTTTGTTGCTAATGCTGCTGCTTGAGTTGGATTAATTCCAGTAGTTGTTGAAACGTTCCCAAGAATTACTGCAGCTTTTGCTAAAGGAGTTTGTGCAAATGCTTGAGCGTAATTTGGTCCAGCAGTAGTTTGTACAGCCGACTTTGCACTATATCCAGTTGTTCCCGAAAATGCGGCTTTTGTACTTGCTCCGAGTTTTTGTGTATACCCAGTTATATTTGCTAGACCAGTTCTATTATTAATTCCAATTTGATTGGTGATTGAATAAAAATTGGCAATTCCAATAACTTGTAGAGAGATTGGATTCAATCCAGGGCCAATCATACAATTGGCTGTGGGGATCTGAGGTCCACCAGCACCAATCCAAACAGGTCCATTTAAAACAGATGTTCCTGGTATTGCTGGAACAGCGGGTAGAAATGAGTAATCTAATGGACCTACACAGAGTTTATCACCAATATACTTTACGGGTTCTGCAGGCATATTTCACCTCTTAACATTCTAACCATTTTTGGAACTTTTTAGCAATATTTAAAAGTCGAGTTAAAACCGATCCTTCACTGTCCTCTGCACCAGAAGTCTGACTGTTTTGGATATTTCCAGTAGTATCTGTTGCTTGAGCTCCAGTGGATGCACTATTTGACATTACTGTATTTGAATTGCTTCCTTTGAATGATTGTACAGGAGCATTTACAGCAAAATGTTTTCCTGAAACTACTGTTACTTCTCCAGTTCCATCTAAAGCAACAACTCTAATATTTTTTCCTCTTAATATGATGTCACCGTCCATGGCTTCAATAATAATATCACCCTTTTTGGCTCTTATAATTTTAGCAGGTTCACCATCTTTATTATCTAGTCCACAGGCTTCATATGAAGTTTTTCTACATTGTTGTTTATGTTGACCATCTTGTGTATATTCAAATCCCTGACCATAATCGGTGAATACCGCATAGTCTATTACTTTTCCCGATAAGTCTGGGGTTCCAGATTTAACTATAAAACCTGGTTTTTTTTCATAATATTCTTTTGGTTGTTCTGCCATGATTTACACACAATCTACTACGTTTACAATGGAAGTAATACCAACATTCAGATCAGGGTTGTCAACAATAAATTGCGGTACAAACTGAATAACTGGATAAAGAACAGCACCTTCTCCTGTTGTAGTATTTATGGTGACTGTAGGAGTGTTTGCAAAGGTTTCTCCAAATTGTGTACCTCCACCTCCGTCAACTGCTCCTGTTGGTGGAGTTAGTCCTATTCCAACGCCTGGAACAAGACCAGTTGGCAATTCTATTCCAATAATGGAACCATTATCAGTAAGAATTGGTTTATAAACAGTATTGTCTCCAACTTGAATAGTATCTCCAAAAGTATATCCTATTCCTGGAGATTCTATTATTATGTTAGTGTTAATTCCAACAACAACTGGAGATAATTGTCCCTGACCTATATCTAAACATGGCGGTAAACTCGGATCACCTGCACCGCCGCCAGTAGTTTCTTCACCTAAATTAGTCTGACAGTATCCACTTCCTGGATTCAAAATATAAATTGATTCTACTCCACCATTAGAAATGGTAGTCTTTGCCTGAGCTCCTTTTCCATAATTAGAGTTATCTACAACTCTTATTTCTGGTGGATATGTATATCCTTTACCCGGATCACATAACAAGAAAGTTAAAATTGATCCATCTTTTTCAGATACTACAGCTTTTGCCCTTGCTCCAACTCCATCACCATAAATTCTAACTTCCGGTGGAATGCAATCATAAAATTTAACTCCGATTGGCATAGGAGCAAGATCATCTTGTGTTTGTGGATTTGTGATTTTCTTTCTACAGTTACTAAATGGAGTATCTGAAGATCCAAACATTGACAGATATCCCAAAGCTTGATTAGCTCCACCAAGTCCACTTAGGATATCCATATTACCCAAAACATTATTCCAACTATCTAATTTGGGGAAAGATAATCCACTGAAAGGATTCCAAGATGTAGTGCTTCTGCAAGCCAAAGAATCACAATCTAGGAAACTTAGGATTTTACTAATCATACTTAATCCATCAGTCAAAGCACCAGCAATTGAACTAATTCCACTAGCTAACCAATCCAATCCACTTAAAATAGCAGATAGTGCATTGTCAGCCATATCTGCTAACTTATTAACTAAAGAAGCTGTGATTTCTTCTATTGCACAAAGCGGTATGTTGGGACTTTTTCCAATAAGTCCATTCAAAAGGCCCATAATAAAATCCATGAGAGGGCCAAATAATTTCTCAAAGAGACAAAAAATCAAATTTAAAATATTTTTAGCAGCTTCAGAAATAGGTAACTTAATTGAAGATGGTAGTGTTATTGAGAGGAGTTTGAATAATTTTCCAACCAAACAAAAAATACTATCACGCATCCCATTAATTACAAATTTCATAACAGATGCAACAAGTCTAGCGACAGATCTAACAGTTTGTTGAACATCTACTACAACATTTCTAATTGGATCTATAAATCCTAAAGCAGTTTTTTCAAGTCCATTAACAGTTTTAATAAAACTTTGTAGAGAGTTTGTAATCTGACTTAAAATATTATTTCCGCATCCATTTTCAGTTTCAACATTTCCTAATTTATCAAATTCTGATAAAAATGCAACTTCTGCTTTTTCGTCATAAAATAATTGATCTCTTGGAATCTTTGGATTTCCAAATGTTGCACCTGCTTTAGCAGTAGTATCTGATGTGAGTGGAGCAAATCCAGGACTTAGATCTAAACTTTTTGTTGTTGCTGCACCAAATTGTGGATTTGCAAACATTTCAAATTGGGATCCAGCCCCAAGTTTTTCATCAACTCTTTTCGCAGTTCCATCATCTTGACCTTTATTTCTTGTTGCTTGTGGTCCTTTTGCCAAATTTCCAGAACTTCCTGGAAATGGATCAAATGGGTTAGGATTGGGGACATTTTCAACCACTGGGCTTCTATGGAAGCATGACATTACAACTGGTTGTTGAGCTTCTTCTCCATCCAAAAAGAATCCAAATACAGATTCTCCACCAACAAGCAATGGTAACTTACCAAAACCACCTTGAGCTGGAGCTCCATCTGATGCACTAGTTAAGACATGAGCCCAAGGCAAATCATCATCCTTTAATTCATTTCTATCAAAACTATGATATCCGATGATTCTTACTTTGCATCTATATCCCCAGGCCGATGTTCCGTTATCAATACGAGTTTTTTCATTACGCCAAACTTTTGGATCAGCAATTTGACCAATCCACCAAACGAATCCGTCTCTACCTAAAAAATTAGATTTTATAAAAGCTTCGTCTATCATCAGTCTTCGTAAATTTTACATTCTGCAGCACCCGGATTACTATCACAATACAACTCTAGTGGAGTTGGATCATGATCATCATTTGGATGATTTGCTTTATATGTCTCTAGGGCTTCTAGTTCTTCTTGAGTATGTCTTCTCGCTTGTGGGGAAGTAACAGGATTGTCAAGAATTTCTTTATCTTTTGCGATATGCGCGTCTATGTTGTTCATTGTTTTGCTCCGTATAATCCGTAGGAGTCTCTAACGAGTTTTAGTGACGATACCATCTGACCACCCTCAAAGTGATGTCGGACTTCTTTGATTAAATAATTTCCACTTTGTTCAGAATCTACTTCGGCAGATTGAGATGCATCAATTTTTTGAAATTGTGCATAAATTATGTTTCCGGCTTTCAAATTGATGTTCATTGGTACTGCCATATTTAGTGACTGAGTGAACAACAAATTATAACGAGAAAAAGATTTAGCCATATCTGTGTTATCTCTACCCGAATCTTCTATTTTGCCAGTTTTATCTAAAATTCCAACATCTGCAGATCTAAAGAGAATTCTAGAAGGTCTATTACCAAAATCTTTAGGGTATGGTGGTTTAGAACCACCAAGTTTAGATTTAAGTTCTGAGTTTAAACTATAAGTAATTCCGCTGATTTTATTTTGATATAAGTCATAAAAATATGTAATATTTGCATACATACCTACTCTAAGAGACTTCATTAAATCAATATTTTTCTCAAAATTATAATTCAAAATCTGAAAATTATTATTTAAATTTCCAGACTCTATTATTCCAGGATTGTAATTATATTTTGGTATAGATTCTTTTGATGTACTTCCACTTTGAGATTTTGTTGCTGAAACTAAAGTATCAATACTTCTAAAGTGAAACCCATCCTTGTTTTCATAGAACAAAAAACCAGCAACTCCTTTTGCAGTTGTTCCATTATTTCCAGATGATGCTGTTGCAGGCACTCCCTTAGGGCCCAACCAAGTTAAAATATGAAAAGGTTTTTTGAGTGTACCAATGAAACTGTAAGAGTTTGATGTTTTTTCAATGTTACTACTCTTAAATTTTTTTGTTTTCAATACATCTTTAAGTATTGCAGTTACATGATCATTAATTGGTTTTTTATCATACTTTTTCTGTACCCTAGCAGTTTCATTTGTAAGTGCTTCACGAGAACATAAATGAAGAGTGAAATATTCTTTAGTCCCATCAGAAACGATTCCACTTACTTTATAAACATACATTGCATAATCACCATCTAATAAAAAATTTCCACTTAAAGTTTCAACGTCAACAGCGACTTTTTCTCCCCCTCTAATTGGGAGACTATTGAATATCGTATAAGTAGCCGCAACTTGAATCGTCATTGTGACACATGGAGACAATATATCTTCAAAGTAATCAATGAATGCAATAGAATTAGTCAAATCAATCTTATTCTTTGTCTCTAAAGATTCAATTATTACTGCATTGTATTTTAATGTAGTTAATGCATTAGACATATTACGTTCCCGACAAGTTTGTTAACAAGATGGTCTTAAATAAACTATTTAACACCTGACCTTCAGGAATTGGCGGCATAATTGTTGTCCCTCCTCCACCACCAGTTCCAGCAATAACCATAGGTCTTTGTTGAGATCCACCACCTCCACCACCTATAAGAATTGGCATTAAAGTTACACTTGATTGTGGTAAATTATAATCTGGATACTGTTGAATTTGTTCAGGTATGTTTTGTTGCATCGATGGAACTGGAACAATCATTGACGCATTTGCAGCAGCTTGAAGAGATGAAGGTTTTTCTTTCAATTTCATTTCATTCCAATCATAACCTTTTGACTGTGCCCATGTTTTTGCTTGTTGTTGTTGTTCTGATGTCATTTCACTCCAAGCAGATTCGATTCTACCTCTTGCAAGAGGATTGTTTCTATTGTCCCATGCCATTTGGAATTTTTTCATCATGTCCGCACTTGGACGAGCAGTTGCAGTAGGAGTTTGTGGTTTATCTGGTTGACTTGGTTGTTCTGTTGAGACAGGTTGACCTGCCATGTTTTGTTGAGGTTTAGTTGATGGTTTAACTTTTACATTCCCACCAAATCTAAAGATTTTATCTTGATATGGAGTTGGATCAGTTGTTTTTCCATTAACATCTACTTCGAAGTGTAGGTGTGGTCCTGTTGAAGAACCTGTGGTTCCTACTTTTCCTATAACCGTACCTGGAGTGATGTCTTGTCCAGCTGAAACATTCACAGAACTCAAATGTGCATAAAAACTACTAACTCCTCCAGGGTGGTCAACTTTTACTTGATTGCCATATCCATTATTAACAAATCCAGCATTTGCAACTTTTCCAGGTTGAATTACACTAATGGCAGTTCCTTCTGACATCGGATAATCGTTACCATTGTGCATTCTATTCACTTTATAAATTGGGTGAAATCTCATTCCATACTTAGAACCTAATTTTGAACTAGGTAAAGATCCACCAGAAGCTTCAAGATCTTGCATAGTGCCTTGGAGACCACTTGGACTTAAATCTCTTTCACCATAGTTGTCATTTTCCATAACTTCCATGGATACTTCTTCATATTGGGTGTCAGATGAAGATCCAAAAGTTCCAAGTGAAATTGATTTTTCAAATTTAGTAACTACGTTGTCAAACTTATCTAATACTTGTGGTAATGTAGCTGATGTTTTAGCTGCGGCTGTAGCTTTTTGTTTTTGTTCCTGTTGTTTTAACTTTATTTTTTGTTTTTCCTTTACACTTCCTTCACTAGTTGCTTTTTCGTATGCTCTATCAGCTAAATAACCTCCACCAAATGCTCCTAAACTACCAACCGCGGCTCCCAATACAAAGCCAAGTCCAGGTATAGGAACTAAAGTTTGACCAATTGCTCCAGCCAATGCTACCCCAGCAAGTCCTCCAGCGGCTGCACCAACTGCTGCTCCTCCTGCACCTGCAGCTGCTTTACCTGTAGATTCTCCTTGAGAGATTCCCTCTGCGAAATCTAACCCAGCTAAAGCTGCAGATAAAATTGGTAATCCTCTAACTCCAGGAAGTCTAATTCTTCTTCCTTTTGGAATTGGTTTTCCGGCTTTTGGATTTACCTTTGGTTTTCCTCCTTTACCTCCTCGGCCGCCTCCTCCACCTCGTTTTCCTCCAAATAAATCTCCAACCAATCCTGCAGCGTCTAATGCACCACTAGCTAAACCAGATAGTAAACTTCCTGCGGATCCAAAAGTTGAAGATACGTTGATATTAGCCAGTTTTTTTATCTTTTTTTCATCAGGAAGTTTAATCGCTTCAATATTTTTTACCTCAGTTGTCATGAATTTTAAAAATTCATTATATGAAGTCTGAGTTGACCTCATCTGAGATTTTGAACGATTAATATTAACAATGTTATTGAAAGCAGATACTAAAGGTGACTTTAATGGAGTATCTTTTTTTGGAGTTGCCATATATTATCCGTCTACAATGTTGTACACCATTTTAGAATATAGTGTGAGGAAATTATCATGATTTGATGATGATAAAAATGGGACAGTAACTCCACCTTTACTCATTACAGGTGGAGGAGCCATTGTTTCCCCTACTTTTGTAGATTGTGCTTGTGGTGCAGCGACATTCAGGGGAGCAATATTTACTTGGGGTGTCTGTTGAACTGGTGGTTGTGATACTGTTTGTGCAATTTGTTGTTGTGTCTGTTGTTGAACTGGCGCTGGAGAGACTTGTGATGGTGCTGTTGTAGCTACAGGTTTTGGTTGTGTTCCTAATGTTCCTATTTTTCCGCCAAAATTATAGAACCAATTTCCACCAGATCTAAATTGAATATCTCCTGATTGTGCTTGACGCCCACCATAAAAATTTAAAGCACCTTTGACATTTTGCCTTGAAGCCTCCAAGTATTTTGGATCATTTAATATTGTTGCAGCAACACCAGCGGACCCACCACCAAAAATTTGTTGAAGTTTATTTAAACCATCGGGTTCAGCAGAAACTTTTTGTAGATATTGAAATTTTTCTTGAGGAGTATTCCCAGGTAATTTTGCAGCAATTGGTCCATATTTTGCTGCAGCGGCTGGATCTGCACTTTTTCCAAAAATTGCTGCAGATATTGGAGAAAACTGATCATATCCAGATAAAACACCAGCTAATCCTTTTCCATATTTACCCGAAGCTGAACGATTTAACATCACTTGCATCGCATCAGCAGCATTTTCTGGAGATGCTGCCTCCATACTTGCAACAAATGCTGCTAGTTTTTCATCTCCTGGTGCAGAGCTTATTGCAGATGTTGCCGCAGCTGCAGGAGCTCCACCAGTTTTACCTTCTTTTGTTTTAGGTTTTGATCCAATAGTAGATACTCCACCACCAGAAGTTGGTTGAGATTTTTTAACATTTGATAATGAACTAATAGCTGAAGAAAATCTATCTAAAATGGAATTAAACCTATCTAATAGGATTCCAGGTATAGCTCCTTCAGTCATTGGTGCGGCTTGAACATCTCCACCGACATCCAACATTCCACTTACTACTTTAGATCCAAGTCCACCAGCTAATGCAGCACCACCCAACATCAAACCTGCTTTACCCCCACCTCTCAATGCTTTGGAGAGCATTCCCATTGGTCCTCTTCTGAGTCCCCCTCCAGGAATATCAATGTCTAAATTTAATCCACCGCCACCAGCAGTTGCAGTAGGTAAATTTGAAAGTTGTTTTACTATCCTTACAATTGTTTGACGAATAATCTTAGCAACATTAAAAGTTTCTGTGAATACACTTTGAAGTGCTTTAAGATTTTCTCCAAGGGTCCTTACATTTTTTCTATTTCCAAGAAATTGGATATAACCTAAAGCTTCTTTGTATAAATTTAAGAAATTTTGTAAAATTGAATTTGGTTTTGCCGAATCAACTTTATCTAATCTATTATTATACTTTTCTTCTAATCCAGCAATTTTTTGATTAACTACTTGAGTTACATTTTGATTTATTGATTGTACTCTATTTTCAACATTAGTTAAAATGTTTGATGATAATGTTTGAATAATAGAGTTTAAATCTGGTGGTCTTGCCGCAACTCCAGCAGCACCTCTTTGAAATCCAACAATTTTATTAGCAGCACTAGCAACAACTCCCTCACCAAGAGGAGATCCACCAGTAATAAAATTCTGAACAGCTGCAGCCGTCGTTGGTCTTTCTCTAACAATACTAGATGGATTGAGTAGTGAACTAACTGCCACGGTTTGCTGCCTGTTGTGCCTTTAAGTTTTCTTCTTCAATGTGCATTTTCAACAGGGTGAGATAGATATCTCTTTCCCAAGGCATCATATTTTCAATCTCTGTCAAAGAGTATTTATGGAACTGCATGAGAGCGAAGTTAATACGGAAATATGACTCAAGATCAATATGAGCCATGATTAGCCGAAAAAACTGGTTAGTCCCTCCAGAGTTACCGTATTTTCTACTTTAGTATTTGGATTTACTACTGTAAAAGTGTGAGACAATTTGGGCATTGTCTCAAAAAACTTTTCAATCTTTTTAAATTGATCTGCGTTCATACTTTCAATAAACTCAATCAATTCCTTTTTAGTTACATCTGCAGCTGCCCAAGCTTCTTCTGCAGTAAAAATAGATTCAATACAAGAAGAGATAATATCAAAGGACTTTTCAATCGTTGATACAGACTCTTGAGTTGTAAAATCAAAATTATTTTTAATGAATTGATCCAATGAAGGATATTTCATTTTAATCATGATTTGATCATCAATTTTTATTTCTGTAGAGTGTTCTTCATCTTTTTGGACTTGGATTTCATCTACAAAAATTTTAACGGGAACCTCGGTGGTTCCATCATCAGAACAAGTTACAATTAAATCTACAGATTCTCCTACCGATTTTCCTCTAACGTTTAAGAAAATATATTCAATGTCGAAAGATGGCAACTCTTCTACTTTGATTCCTTTTGTTAAAATACAATCTTTTAGAACTGATTTAATCGCTAAAGTAATTTGTTTAATGTCTTGACTTTCTAAAGCTAAAATTAGAACTTTTTCTTCTTTTACTAGAAATGGTCTATATTTTACAGGTTTTCCAGTAGAAGGCAATTTGAGCTCATAAGTTGGTGTGGCAATCTTAGGTAATGGCATATAATTATATAATCAATTAAATTTATTTAGAGTGGTTTAAAAGACGGAGAAAGATCAATCCCAGAGTTAACTCCATATGTTGGATTTGTAAAGTATTCTGGAGCATTACCCCAAGAAATAGATGGAGTTGTAAGGCTTATATTTTCTCCACCATCAGTTATGAATGGATTTTCATAATTATTCTGTCCAGTTCCGAAGTGATTTAAAATTACATAACGATCATAATTGAAACTTACTGTCGTTTTTGTAATTGTACTACCTTCATAAGTGACTGGTAATGCAGTTAAATTTGTTGGGAATGAATTGATAAATTTATAAGTCATCATTGAAGGAGTTCTTGTGACATTTGCAGTATTTGGATCTACATAAATGTCTCTTTCAAATTTAGTTATCGCTAAATCTCTCTTATATGTTTTTGGATATCTAAATCTAAAGAATTGTTCTGAATCAAATTGCCCAACTCCACCTCTAGGATTACCTGATGCTAGTTTACCTTTTGTATTGTAGAGTGGATTTATAAAATTCATCCATTCTTCAAATAGACGAATAATACCATATTCTGCATCAACATAGAATGTCATTGTGACTTCTGGAAAATCTCTCCGATTTGGAAATCTTTCCACAACTCCTTGTCTACTTCCAGTCTCTTCGAACATACTAAATGATGCTCCTGGAAGAGCAGTTTCATTGCACATAAATTCATAACGAAGAGAATTTAAATACGAAGTATTGCCATTGAATAGGTTTGATCCCAAAACTCCACAAGTAACTAACCAAGCATTAATATCGGAATCTGAGTTTGTAATTGGATATGTATCGCCAAGAAATAAAGTAACTTTAAATTGGCTTGTAACAGATAGTTCACCAAATAATTCACTAACTCCAGGTAAAGCCGCACGACCATCATTAGTATTTCTAGGCAGAGTCATCCTTGTATAGATTGGATCTATTCTATACTCGTTTGAAGGAAAATCTGGCCTAAATGGTTCAGCCATCTATAAATATTACTTAAGGATCTATAGTATGTATATGAGTTATAAGGGAAAATACCGACCAGAAAACCCCAGAAAATATAAAGGTGATCCCACAAATATTGTCTATCGTTCTTTGTGGGAAAGAAAGTTCATGAGATATTGTGACTTAAATGAAAATGTGAATCAATGGCAATCTGAGGAATTTTGGATTCCTTATCTTTCTCCTTTGGATAACAAAGTTCATCGTTACTTTCCAGATTTCTTTGTAAAGTATAAAGATAAAAACGGAAATACCCGAACAGTGGTGATTGAAATAAAACCCAAGAAAGAATTACAAATGCCAGAACAAAACCCTAAGAGAAGAACAAAAGCATGGGCATACAAGGTCCAAACTTGGGTTAAAAATCAAGCAAAATGGAAAGCAGCGAAAGAATTCTGTGCAGATCGCAATTATGAGTTCCGAATCATGACCGAAGAGGATCTAGGAATATGAAAGACATTCCATATGAAAAGGGAAAAGGTATTGGCGATCAAATCATAAAAGAAGCCGGAAAGAAAAATCGTAGTGGAGATTGGTATTCTGGTAGACTTAGACAAGTATTGGGTGAACTTCAAGAAATAGATATAAACTTACAGGATACTGGTGGAATTGAAGTTGGAAGAATGTATTTCTTCATTTATGGAGCAAGTACTAGAGAACTTACCTTCTTTGATAGACAACCACTCGTGTATATTACAGAGGTTAATTATAGTCAAAACTACTTTATTGGAATAAATTTACATTATGTTGGAAGGCAATATAGGGAGGGCCTTGCAAAAAGCCTAATAAATAAGTCAGATACCGTAGGTATACCTCGTAATACTATTCATCGTTACTTTTTTTCTGGAGTCGCTGGAGGATTTTTAAGAATTCCAGAAAAAGATTGGCCCTCCGTTGCACTATTACCCACTGAAAAATTTGTTGATATGAGAGGTCAATCTTTCCCTAATCACAAAGCCTGGAGCAAATCTTAAGTGGCGTATACAAACGTTAAATCCCCATTAGTTACTAAAAACGGTGTTTCATATAATCTGCAATATGATCCAATCACTGGGTATGTCCAAATTATTCAACAAAACGCTCCTTCAGGAACAAAACCTATCTATCAAGATGGTCAATGGAATGTATCATCTACTTCATTAGGATTCACTAATAACGAAAAAAGTCAATTACATACACAAACAATTATATCAGTTCAAGCAGCATATAGAAAAGTTGGTGGAGTTACATCGGGGTCAAAATTACCACAATGGGCATCTGAAAATTTTACAACTGGGTCTCCTGGACAATCATCTGTTACACCACAAAATGCTGTTTCTGGAACTGTAGGTGGATTGGGTGGTTCAAGCACAAGAAATAATAGTGGAACAAGAATAACTAATGCAGCTAGTGCTGCTGGTTCTGGGTCAATTCCTGGTAGCGGTGGATCAGGATCAACAAGTTCTTCAGCTGATGGAGGAGTAGGTGGTGGCGGGGGAGTAGGTTCCTTGTATGGGTTCTTACAGAATCCCGCTGAAAGTTATAAAAACTTTGCGGTTAATGGTGCTAACTTTGGAGTAAAAAACGAAAAAGAACTGTTTAGTGGAGAAATGAAATATCCTGAAGATTTAATGACTAGTCTTCAAGATCATTTTGCAATTTCTCAATACAGATATCGACCATCTAAAGCTAGTTCTATTTTTGGAGGTACTGCTGAGGCCGTTCAAACTTTATCAAAAGGAATCCAAACAGTATCAAATTTATCTGAAATTATTGGAACAGTATTTCTTCCCATGCCTAATAGTGTTGCGGATAGCAATAATGTTAGTTGGGGTGAAGATTCGATGGGAAATATCGCGGCTGCAGTTGCTGCACAAACAATGGGGAACGCTAAGGCTTCCGCTTTGACTGCTGCAGGTGGTGCGGCGATTGGGGGCCTCCTTGGTGCCGGAATGGAGAAAGGTGCTGGAGCCGCTATGTTGGGAAAAAATCTATTTCAATTAATTAAGGATGGAGCCGTAAGTGAAGAACTAGCGATGTTAATAGGAGGTGAGGGAGTTTCGAGATTATTAAAAATGCAAGGCATGGGTGTTGAAGCCGAATCAATTCTCGCAAGAGGAGCAGGAATTGTTCCAAATTCGAATCTAGAATTATTATTTAATGCACCAACACTTAGAAGTTTTACATTTAGTTATAGATTGTCTCCAAGAAGTCCAGAAGAAGCTGCAATGGTTAGAAGAATCATAAGATTCTTTAAACAAGGAATGGCAGTTAAAAAAATGTCAGGTAAATCTGGACAATCATCCTTTTTCTTGGGAAGTCCAAATGTTTTTAAATTAGAGTTCAGAAATGGGAAAACCAATGAAATTGCAGGTGTAAATAAATTTAAAACTTGTGCATTAAAAAGTTTTAGTTGTAATTATACCCCTGATGGTTTATGGGCAGCATATGAAAAAGGTCAACCAGTTTCAACTACTATGCAAATGATGTTTGATGAACTTGAACCAATTTACGACACAGATTATCAAGAAGGAAACATCTTTGGCGTTGATAGTAAGACTGGTAAAGTAGATATTATGAATAGAGGTGATTTATCTTCAGTAAGTTCGAACTCAGTAGGATACTAAAATGTCATACTTTAAAGAATTACCAAATATTCAAGTTCTGAATAGAACAAAAAATCAAGTATCTAATGATGAAACACTTATTGTCAAAAATATTTTTAAGAGAGCGAAACTTAGAGAAGACCTAAGTTCAATAACTGCAGCTTTTGAATATTACATAATTACTGAAAATGAAAGACCGGATGAGGTTGCAGAAAAAATTTATGGAGATCCAGAATTAGATTGGGTTATATTGACTACCAATAATATTATTAATGTTCAAGACGAATGGCCCTTATCTCTTGACAATTTTAATACCTACATGTTGGAAAAATATGGTTCTGAAGATGGTTTTACTCAAATTCGTCATTATGAATCTATTTCCACAAAAGATTCTTTCGGTAGAGAAGTTTTTCCTGGTGGAGTAATTCTTGATGAGGCTTTTTATAAAAGTCCAGAATATGTAAGTTTAGACGAAGAACCTCCTGGAATATCATTTCCACCAATTTATGTTCCAGGAACTCAGGCTGTATTAACTCCCGTGGTAGGTTTTGGCAACACTATACAATCCATACAAATTACAAATCCTGGACTGGGATATACGCAAATTCCAACAATCACAATTTCCAACCCTCCAGTTACTGTTAATGCTTCAGCAAGTAGTTTAATTAGTAATTTCAGAGTATCTTCGATTGTAAGTATAGTGGGAGGTCAAGGTTATAACAATGTTCCCCAAGTAACATTCTCAAGTCCAATTCAATCAGTCCAAGCAACTGCTGAATGTGAATTGGGTGATGGAATTAATATTGATAGAGTTACAACAATTAAAAATTTAGTTGGCGGAATTGGTTATGGGTTTACAGCACCAACAGTAACATTTTCACCATCTCCAAGAGTTGTAGTTGGATCATATGATAAAGAGTCACCAATTTCAGTAGGTAATAATATAGAAGGTTTCTATTTAAATGCTGCTGGAAATTACTTATACACAGCCAGTTTTACTGGTGCAAATCAAATTAAACAGTATACTTTGAGTAGTGCTTGGAATATTGATTCAATCTCATTGACTTATCAATTAGATGTAAGTGCAGATTTTAGTTATACTACTGGTGTTGAATTTAAACCAGATGGAACTATAATGTATGTAACTGGTGGAGTCGGGTCTTCTTATAAAATAATAGCTTATAATTTGTCTACTGCATGGAATCTTTCATCTGCAACAAAATGGAATGAAATTACCATAGCTTCTCCAGGTGGAATAAGATTTAAACCAGATGGAACTGTGGTTTTTATTCTAGACTTTTCTAATCCCGATGTAATTAGAGAATATTCTGTTGCAACTCCTTGGAATATCACGACAAGAAGTGGATCATCAGTAAGTAGTTTAAATATCACAACCACTACTGGAGATGATTCTATTCTAGGATTTACTTTTAATTCTAATGGAACTAAATTGTTTGCAACAAGTCAAGGTAGTTCCAGTATTTACGAATTTAATTTACAATCGTGGCAATTAAACACCGCAACTTATGCGTATGATTTTTATGTTGGAGATAGAATCGGAGAACCATGTGACATTTTTATACAACCTAATAGTGAAAAATTTATAGTAGGCGGTGATCCAAGTAACAAATTATTTGAATATAATTTAATTTCTACGGCAAAAGGAGTTGCAGAAGTTACTGGAGGGTCTGTCAGTAATATTAATATTACAAATTCAGGAGTTGGTTATACAGTACCTCCAACAATAACTATTGGAAACCCATATCCTGCTGTAACCGCCACAGGAACAGCAAATTTAACAAGTGGAATTGTTACCAGTATCACTATAACAAATACTGGATTTGGATATACTGTAGCTCCAACCGTGTCTATTGAAAATGCTCCGATATCTAGAAAAGCAACAATAACATTCCAATTAGTAAACACTGGTATAGGAAACATTCAAATTATTGATGGGGGAACAAACTACGTTACAACGCCAACCATTACCGTAAGTTCACCAGAAGAAATTTTAAACGTTGAAGTTGGTGGTTTATATAATCAAAATCAAACTACTTGGAGATGGACTGGAACAGAATGGCAAGAAAAAATTACAGAGGAGTTTCAATACTTTGATCCAACTACAAACTCTATAATTAGAATACCAGGATCTTCACTTTGCAGACCAATATCACATTATGAATATGAATCCAGGTTAAACGACGAAAAAAGAAAAATAATAATTCTAAAACCAGAATACTTATCTGCAGTTATTAATGATCTTAGAAATATTATGACGTATAATCAAGATGATCCAAATTATATTGATGATAAACTTAAGAGGACTTATAACGAAAAAGTCATGAGAATATAAAAAAAGGAGGGTTTTATCCCTCCTTTTAGTTTATCAGGACTCGGCGAGTTTTTGGAAGTAACTCAGAGCATCATCTGCATCTTCATCATCTTCTTCCTGTACTGCAGGACGAGCAATCTCAAAGGAAGGAGTGGAACGCTTCGGAGCAGACTCACCACGACGTTCTGCTTCCCACTGTTCATCCTCTTCAACGGTCTCAGGATCCTGTCGTGCGGGGGCTTTTGCACCCAGGACATAATCCAGACGCTTCTTCAGTTCCTCGTAGGACTTGAAGTTTGATGTAGCAGCGAACTCATTGAGATCGTTCAGGTTCTTATAGATGCGTTCCAGTTTGTCATCATCATCCAGAAGAGTAGAAGGCTTCTCAAACTCGGACTTATCGTAGTTCCAGTAACCTTCAACCTTACGAATCTTCAGTTTGAAGTTAGCACCAGTCCAGAAGTCAAAAGGATTGACAGCTTCTTCATCGGCAAACTGCGGTTGCATCGCTTCGGTAATCTTATCATAGATCTTCTTACCGAACTTGTAGAGGAACACACGACCCTCATTCTCGGGGTGTGCAGGATCACTCACCACATAGATGTTGGCGTAGTAGGAGAGTTTGCGTTTCTGTTTCCGAGCAATCTCCTTATCACGATCGGATCCAGAGTTCCACAGAACACGGTTGTGTTCGGACACAGGATCTTTCTGTCCCAGAGTCGTCAGAGAGTTTTCGATGTACCAACCACCAGGGCCTTGGAATGCATGACTCCAGACTTGAGCCCAAGGAAGTTCACATCCTTCGGGTGCAGGGAGGAATCGGATGACTGCGTAACCATTTCCAGCTTTGTCTACTTCAGGTTTCCAGAAACGATCATCAGAACCACTTTCTCCACTATTCAGTTTTTCGACTTGTTTGATCAGTTTTTC